TATCAACAATCAGTTGAGCAACATGACTGCCAACTTGAACCTGATGGGGACTACGGCTCCTGCTCAACTTGGTGGATCAATTCAAAACCTAGTTGTTGCACGAGAAAAAGCTGCTAGAGAGGCGCTATCTCCTGATTACAACTCTGTTAAGCAACAGGCATCAGATCAAGGAGCGATCTTGCCTGCTCAGGATACCCAAGATCTGTTGAACACGGCTTTTGACCTGTTTAAACGAGATCCGTGGGGCCGTCAGTCTGATCTTCTTAAACTTGTTAATCAGCAATCGCAGAAGTTTAAAGAGCTTAGGACATCACGCTCTCCTGCTCCTACTGGTGAGACGCTCCCAGCTACAACAGCGCCTGATCTGACTATTGGCCTTGACATCACTAGCCTTGATTCTTTGAAACGCCGAGTTGCAGCAGACATTCGTAATGTTCGTGATCCAGCCATCAAAGAAAAGTTGTATTTGCTTCAGCAACGTGTCGATGAGGCTTTAAACAAGGTTGAGACTGCAAGTGGTGGCGTTAATGTCAATCTAAGAGGTGAAAACATAACCTTTGGTGATGCCATTAAACAGCTTGACACTGAGTACTACACCAAAGTCGGTATCCCATTCAAAGACGCAGATGCCATTCAGCGCATCAATTCTCAAGAGTACGCTGAAAAAATTGCGCCTCAGATCGCATCATCTCCAACGGCCCTGTCCCAATTCTTGCGTGTTGCGGGAGATGAAGGTATGCCGTTGGCTGAAAAATCAATTATGTCTAGGCTGTATCATCAGTCGTTGACCAATGGACTAATTGACCACAACAAGCTAGAAAAACTGCTAACGCGTGACAGCAACAACGGCGGTTATAGCGACATATTGTCTATGACTCCAGGTCTTAGGGATCGACTGCAAGATAGTTCTGTTCGCGCTCAGACCCTTGCTGCTGAAAAAATTGCACTTGATGATGCCGTATCAAACGAACGCATCCGTATTGGAACCAGCTTTCTTAGAGACTATGATTCTGGAGGAGTTGATCGCATAGCAGCCAGAATGACCGGAGCTGAGGGCAGAGGCTATACAAACAAACTGATGTCAGACATCAATAGATTGCCTGCTCAAGAGCAAACAAATGTCAAGATGGCGTTGCGTAGCCAGTTAGTCTCGCAGATGCTTGACTCTGGGGATCCGTTTGCTTATCTACGGAAAAACCGATCTGCCTTCAACAGCATTTATACGCCACAAGAGATCGAGTCTATTACTGCTATGGCAGATGTTGCGAAGCTGTCTCGTAAGATCAATGTAGACAAGTTGCCTGTGAACAAGGCTGCGATGGCAGAGCAGACTACATTACAGCGTTTCTTTGGTGGCGCAAAACCGCAAGAAGTAAGCAATGTGCTTGTTAATGGCATCTACAGTGTCTTGCAAAAAGGCTATCGCATTTTGGGTCTGATTGGTCAAGCAAACATTGATGAGGCAACCAAAGAAGCTCAAAAGAGGCTTTTCATGGACCCTAGTGGAGTCGATGCCATTAGGAATGCTTCCATGAAACTGGTTACCAAAGATGGTAAAGAGATTGATTGGAAGAAAGAGATCCAAGGCCGAGATCTTCTCAACGCATCAAAGATGATTGGTTTGAATGTTCTGCGTACTGGGTACATTGGCGGCACGGTTGCACAGAGTCCCAGTCAAATCATTGAAACAAACGCAGAGCCGGTCTACATTTACGAGGAGTAACCCATGCTATCTCTAATTTCTACTCTCGGCGGGCTGCTGATCAGCGGCTTGCCCAAGCTGCTGGAGTACTTCCAGAACAAAGCCGATCAGAAGCATGAACTTGCTCTGGCCAAGATACAGACGGAGAAAGAACTGCAACTGGCCGCACAGGGCTTTGCTGCACAGCAAAAGATTGAGGAAATCCGCACCGATCAGGTGATGATGCAGACCGAGGCGCAGATGACCGAAGCGGCGCTCAAGCACGACGAGAAGGTGCTGGAAAAAGCGTCTCAGTGGGTTGCCAGTTACGTCGGCACTGTGCGCCCGACCGTGACGTACATCTTCGTGCTGGAGTTGGTCGTAATCAACTTTTTCATGGCGCTGTATGTCTGGCATCACCCTGAGTTGATTAAGAGCGTGGACGACATCATCAAGTACTCCGACCTGATCTTCTCCAGCGACGAGATGGCGATGTTGGGGGGAATCCTAGGATTTTGGTTTGGGTCTAGGACTTGGAGTAAGAAGTGAAACTGAGCAAAGCTGGCGCTGACCTGATGCACCAGTTTGAGGGGTACAGAACGCGCCCCTATCTGTGCCCCGCGCACATCTGGACAATTGGCTATGGCCATGTGCTGTACCAAGACCAGATCAGGCTGCCAATGGCGCGTGTGCCGGATAAAGACATACCCATGATCCGCAAAGAGATGCCGCTCAAACCGGAGGACAATCGTGTCTGGAGTAAGCAAGAGATCGAGGAACTATTCGCGCAAGATGTCGCATCTTTTGAACGTGGTGTTCTACGACTTATTCCCGGCGTGGTTGGCCGTCAAAACGCTTTTGACGCTCTGGTCAGCATTTCCTACAATTTCGGGCTAGGCAACCTCCAGCGATCAACCATCCGTATGAAGGCCAATCGAGGCGAGTGGGAGGCTGCCGCAGAGGCGTTCATGCAGTGGACCAAGGGCGGCGGCAAGGAGTTGCCCGGACTCGTCAGACGACGCAAGGCAGAGAGAGCGCTATTCCTCTCTTAAAACCGCTCTAAAGCCCTCTAAAGCGGCTTTAATGTCCAGTCGGAGTGTCTGTATCTCTTCTTCCTGAGAGCGCATCTTCTCGTGTGCGTCTTTGGCAAAGTTAACTAGATTTTCCTGGGTCCAGGTTGCGAAATCTGGCCCCTCCGTGAGACTTGGTTGGGACTTGTCTCTCTTCAGTGGTAAAACGATGCTCATTACCGCACTCTCTGAATCTTAGGACTGTTGTGTTTCGCTTCCTGGTGGACTTTACTACCGTCCAAACTCCGCAAATTGGGCACTTCATTTAGCGGCCTCCATCCGAATTTGCGCCATGTTTCTTGAATGTTGGTTGATGCAGCATTAGTGTATTTAAAATTTGGGTCTAAGATACGCGACTTCATAAAACCTCCTTGAGGATGATGGCTATCAAGACTCCTGCCATGCCGATTAGCAATAACTTGCCTTTCAAGATTCTTTGGTCAATGTTGGGCATAGTCTTCCTTGTTCACATTTATGGTTGCATGGTGGGCACTTTGATGGGTCATAGGGTATGCTCCCCCAGTCGTTAAAAAGAGGCATCTCATCTGGCATAGATCGTATAGCCTCTGCTGCTGGACTGATCCATTGCCAGGAGCCATCTTTCCTGACCAACTTGTGCTTGCACTCTTCGTCGTCTGCGATGTTTGCACACCTCATGCGCTGGATGTTGAGCAACTCTCTGGAAAATCCAATCACTTCTTGGTGTTTGCGCCACAAAGCAATGATTTGATCGTTTGTCATACGTCACCATTTTTCTTGATAAATTCAGCGCAATCTAACAGTGCTTCTATGCACATATCTAGATGTCTGTCAATGGCATCAGCTTCTGTCTTACAGATGTTAGAGCAAGACTCACATGCTGATTTCCACACAAATCGCGCATTATTTAAACCGATTGATTTTCTTTCTTTGTCGGTCAGCCGAACCCACCATAGATCAAATGTCATTTTCACTGCTCCCAATGTGTTTAAGCGCTTTATCCACCGCCTCAAGCGCTCGTTGCGTCTTGATCTCGTCAATGGGGAATGGCAGTGTTGCCATGTGCAGTGCGTCTTGCGCCAGTTGGAGTGCTTCGATGATCTTTTCTTTGCTCATGCTCTCCCCTTTGGATCCAACCATCTTTGCAGTAGGTTAGAAACAATCCATGCTCGCTGAATCTCATCCTTGGTTGCTGGTGTGCTTTTGACGGCTTGTAGCGCCTCCAGCGCCTGCTCCATCAGTTCTTTATCGGTCATGTATTCTTCTCCCGCAGTGCCGACTCAATGGCAATCCAACAATCTTCAAGGTCTTCCAACCCCTCAACAGCTTTCTGTAATTCCAAACGAGCAAGTCCCTGCCACTGGCGCTGTGGTGGGGTGGTGTCAGGTGTATGTGCCATTTCCTCGCTCCCATCAGCTTTGATGTCCCATACAGCGCCACATACGCAATTCAGCGTGTAAGCCACCGGCTCCTGCTCTGGCTGCGCCAGCCTCTCGCGCAAGGCGTCCATCGCCTCATCAATCTCCGCAGGCAGGCAGATTGCGTTTTCACCAATGCTTAGTTTGTTGATTTCCTCTAGCGCCTCCAGCGCCTGCTGCATTGCCTCACGGTCAGTCATTTCCTTTTCTCCTTCCTCTGCACACTCCTCTTGTGCATCGGCATCACAGGCATCTCTGTGGCGTAGTCTTGCGGTACGCCACCATAACTTGCGCCGTAAGATGCACTTGGTTCTATGCCAGCCTTGCGCTTCTCATTGACGATGCGGCTGGCCTGATACGCACTGCGTCTTGCTCTTTCCTGATCGCGCATATCAATCTGTGGCTTGTAGTTTTCCAAGTCAAACGGGTTGTTCATGGATCTGATTTTGAGTTATTTCAAGCGCATCAATGATCTGTTTTGCCTCATCTTTCGTAACATGGACGCTCATGGATCCATTGTGAGCATAGATAGATAGCAAAATTTTGTTTTGCAACAATGACACGAACACGTTTGATATTCCGTCTTTAATTTTGATCTGATTGGTCATGATTTCTCCAGTTTGTAGTACCATTTTGAACCCCTGCGCTGGCAGGAAATGCCGTAACCGTTTTGACGCAACTCCGAGATGATGGAGTTGACGGCGCAGACATTGGCTTGCTTGATGATGTCCAGAGTGGTGAACTCACCACCCTGTGACAACAGTTCGGCAACACGGGCAAGTCGGTCTGACTTTTCAATGTTGGCGTAGTTCATGACTAGAAGGGGATTTCTGAATCCATGTCATCGAACCCAGACTTCTTAGCGCGTGGAGCCTCGTCAGTCTTCTTTGGGTCATTGATGTACGCCCAGCCGTCCCATCCGCCCTCTTTGAGAGGGATGGTATCCAGCTTGAGCATTGCCCCGTTTCGGGTCTCGATGATCGAGCCGATCCGCAGATAGCGTTTCTTGACCTCTCCAGCGGCGTTCTTGTACTCACCGACGATGGTGTTGATTTCTTTAAGGACTTTCGACATTCTTACTCTCCAATGATTTGTTTCAGGGATCGAACTTTCTCATCTAACTCAGCCAGGAACTTGATCACTTCCTGCTCTGCAACTCCAATCCACTCGTCATCTCTCTTGACCCTGTGGATAAACAGTTGAGCTTTTGTGGGCATCCTGGGGTCATAGACCACATAATCACACCAGGGCCGGTCGGCACAGCGCATCTGCCACTGCATTTGGGCAAAGTACTTGCCCTCAACAGGATTCTTAGACAGCCAGCATTCCAAAGCCGTCTTAGACTCTGGGCACTTGATCTCGACCATGCCGTCTTCAACCAGACCATCAGGAGAGGCTCCAGACATCGCAATCGTTGGGTGATGGATAAACCCCACCTCCTCGACTAAAACGCCTCTATGGGCCTCGTATGCGGCTCTAGCGTTGGATTCCTGGTCAATGCCCCACTGAAGCGCTGCATTGGTGTAACCCTCTGCCTTCTGGCCTGTCATGCGCTCCAGCAGCAACTGCGTCATGTAGTTGGCGCGATGCTCCGAGTAGCCGGTCTTGGTCTTAGACATGACCTTGTGCAAACTGCTGGCCGTGACTTTGCCCATTCTTTGCTGGTGCCATGCAGTAGTTCGTTGCTCAGTCATGGATTTCCACCTTTTGGTTTAGCATGGGCGAAATAGACATTCGCAGGTCAAACGACGCCATGTATGCCCTACCTCGGTCTTCCTTTGCGTCGTTCATCATCTGTACAAAATTAGGGTGCTTCAGGACTGCCTCTAGGTGCATGGCAAGCAGACGGTCAATCACTTCTTGGGCCTCAATCAGTGTTTTGAGCTTCATTTTGCTGCTCCTGCTGCGGCCTTCAGGGAGGCTTGGTGCTTGACCCAGAACCGAGACTTAGCCGGTGATGTTGGAATGGCCTTAAAAGCCTCCTGGAGCGCTTCTATGCCACTCAGAGAGGCATCCCTGAGCGACTCGATGTGTTGAGCCTCAAACGCCTCATCTTCATCTTCTGTAGGAGATTTCTCACCTTCTGGCAGGTCTTCTCCGGCATAGATGTACAGACCGAGGCCATGCAGACCCAATGCCTTGGTCATGCAGCGCATAATGGCTGTATTGACCGCGAAGGCATCCGGGTTTGGGATAGCTTTGTTCCGATGATCCATGACGGGTAGTTGGCAGGTCATTGGCTTGCCAAAGATCGTCACCGTGACCCATACCATAGCCGTCCCGCCTGGGAGCGTCATGAAGGGTTCTTCTGTGTACTGATCGCGCTTGAAGGTTTCCACCTTGAAGGTGGCTGCTGGATCAGCTTTGAGGGCTTCTTGCCAGGCCCAAGCCCAGGACAGGTAAGTCAGATTTGACTTCTTCTCTGTATGCTCGTTGACGTTTGTCTTGAGCAGCTTCTCTACACTCATCATCTTCTCCTAAAAAGACCCCAACGGGATGTCAGGGCATGGGGTAGGATTGTACAGTTCTCTAAACAATCCACAAAACTTTTTCATAGGGACTTACCCTTAGTCCATCTCCACCGATTCCAGGTGGTGATTTCGCAGTCCAGCTCATAGAGCTTCTGGCCGGTGATCTTGATCTGGTGGGTGCGAATCTTCCGCATCGCTTTCATGTGGATCTGACGGGCGCGTTCTCTAACGCAATCAAGTTCCTGCGCTGCTTCTTCGAGGGTGCAGCCATCATGTTCGATCAACTTAATGGCCAGCATCTCTCGGTCTGTCAGTGGACAGCCCTCCAAAATCTTGAACAGCAGATCGCGGTTCTCCACCGGCTCCATGTCGGTGACCAAATCGAAAGACCAGTTGTACCTGGGTAGTTCTGGTAGCTCGTCATCGCGCGAATACCAAAGCCGTTTGACTTCGCTTGGCATCTCTGCGGTCATGAGCTTGCCGTATAGGGGTGATGCTTTGCCTGTGTTTGCCATGAGTACATTGTATAGAATTCTAAACACCAACCATAGGTGATTACCCCAGCTTGACGGTATAGACAACTAATCAATGTCAAGTACAATGCTTGGATGACCAAAGAAGAAGCGATCAAGAGAGCAGGTAGCCAGAGCAACCTGGCTCGTCTGCTGGGCATCTCCAGGGGAGCAGTGAACCAGTGGACACATCTCCCGAAGGGACGGTTGTATCAGCTTATGGTCTTAAAACCCGACTGGTTTGTAGTGGCATTGACAAACGAAAAAACTTGACTATGATTGAACTCGTTGTCGTAGCGGACAGCAAGTCAAGGCCGTTTAAGTCTATCCCTGGCCCCGGAATCTCCGGGGTTCCGCTACCGGGGATAGAACTTAAGCGGCTTTTTTGTTGCCCGTCCGACATCCGTACTCCGCACGTAGTAGGGGCCGCAAGTGGGGCTGCTCGGAAGAAAACCGCGACACGGTATGCGAAAGCTAGGGGGCAGTTCCCGAATAATCCGTGCGGCTGGTCGAATCATCAAGCCGAGGGGCATACGGTGGGAATCCGTAGCATGATGATCCTGCATTGCAGGGGTGAAGCACCTTCCCTCTCTACTCTTCAGTGGGGTAGGGGGGTCTTTGGGTGAAATTATCTTAACTGGAGATTAATCATGAAAAGAGTTCTAGCATCACTGATGATTGCATTGATTACAACAGGCGCATGGGCTGCGTGTTCAACGCATACCTACTACGCTAACGGCAGGACAGTTACTTGCACGACTTGCTGCTACGGATCAAACTGCACGACGAACTGCTATTGATTTTGTGGACACGGCTAGGGATGGCCTGATCTCCATCCTGAAAAGCGAACCTCCCGCCTGCCGCTGTTCTCTTTCTGGAGGGTTGGAGAAAAACGATGTTTGAAAGCGGGTTTGACAGATTCTGGGCAGCATGGCCGAAGTCGCCTCGCAAGGGCGCTAAGTCGGCATGTCTAGTGAAGTGGAAAAAGGGTCTGTATGAGCATTGTGCAGACCAGATCATCAAGCACATTGAGTGGCAAAAAACCACCGATCAATGGCGCAAAGACAATGGTGCTTTCATTCCCGCACCATTGGTCTACCTTAACCAGCAACGATGGGACGGTGCGGAGATACCCGAGCCGGTCAAGAAGGTCACGATGGCAGAGCAGTACCAGGAGCGAGTTCGTGGTGCTGTTCCGATGCCTGACCACATCCGAGAGCGCCTGTCGCAACTTAGGCGGGGATCATGACCCATGAGCAAGCAAACCGAGTCCTTGACCACATCCGAGCAGGAGCCACTTACCCCAGCCGTATCGTGGACTTCGCCCTATTCCTCACCGGAGACTTTGACGCATATGAGGAAACTAGAGGCCAGAGAATGGCGGAAGCGGTATCGGCAGAAGACGGCAGACGTTGGGGCTATGCAAGCCCGTGCATGGTGGCTGGAAACCATAGACCAGATTGAGAAAAAACGGGGCAAAGAGGCTGCAACTGAACTGCGCTATTGGATGAACCAAGAAAAATGACGTTCTCCCTCACGTTTCATGTCGATATAAACCCAGTGCCAAAGGGCAGACCCCGATTCTCAAAAATCGGCGGGTTTATGCGGTCTTACACCCCAAAGAAAACCAGCGATTACGAAACCGAGGTTAGAACCCAAGCCCAGGCCGTGATGACCCGCGAGCCTCTAGAAACGCCTGTAGCGGTCTATCTGTACTTCAGGCTACCTATCCCTAGGTCATACCCTAAGAAGCGCCTGGAGGCCTGTTTAAGGGGCTTGGAGAGGCCAACCAAGAAACCGGACATAGACAACTTAGCCAAATCGGTTCTAGACGGGCTGAATGGGGTAGTTTATGTTGATGATGGCCAGATTGTGAGCCTCCATGTGACCAAGGTCTATTCGTCCGCGCCTGGGGTTGATGTTCTCATCAAAGAGGAATTGCCATGAACCATGTAGCAAATTGGAAACATCAATACCTAAAGACTGGGCAGATAACCGCCGTCTACCCTGTCACTGGCGAGCCATTTATCGGCAGGGTTGACCGCGTGCGGAAAAACAAGTACGGGCGCGTTTCCTATGAAGTAAACGGGCGCATGGTGATGGCTGAGGAATTGTTCCCGGGTCAGCAGCAGGAAAAGCTCAAGATACCCTACAGGGCCAACTTGTAAACAGCCTATCAACAAAAACGGCCCCGAAGGGCCATTCTTACCGCTTGCCTAAGATGATCCTAAGCAGCAGGGCTAATCCAGCGTACAACATACAGAGGCCTCAATTTGTTCGATGATGGTCGGGTCTAGAACCGGCAGGATATCCAGCCCGTGCACCTTTGCCGACATTAGGTAGGCTACTGGTGGCCATGCTGGTCCACAGGTTGCAGATTCTGGGTCAGTGTTTGCGGGTTCGCCTGGGTCATATTCCAATTCGCAATCTAGTTCGATGCCCGACCCAGCGGAATATGTGTGCTGAATGGTTCGCACAATCAAGCCCTCCAGACGAGCAGATCAGCAAACAACACGGCAATAGCCAGCAGGTAAACGATCCCGAGAATGATACGTTGCGCCATGATTAACCCTTTCCTGTTTCGATTAAAAGATCAAAGAATGTGTGCATGGCGCATTTGTCGCACTGGATAGCGAATTGACCGCGCCCCGGTGGGTAGCCCATATCCTGCGTTTTGGCAGGGTTCAGGGATGACAGGCAGGAAAAGCAGCCCCATTGGGCCGCAATCCCTGCCGATTGATAAGCAGGGAATGTGCTGTTAAGCATTTTCAACCACCGCGACAGGCTTGCGCCCTGCTTTGAGAATCTTTTCGGCTGCGCCAAAGATGCGTTGAGCAGTTTTGTCGCTAATGCTTTCGCCTTTTAGCCAAGCCTGGATATAGCCCCGGCACTCATCAAGCCCAGGCAGACCCAGGATAGAGCAGCAAATGTAGGCGACTGACTCTGCTTCAACTTCTCGGATATCCCTAGGCGTACGCTCAGAATCGGACAGTTGACCCTCGGATGTATGGCCCAGGATAACGTGCGCCAATTCATGGAATCGGGTTTTATGCGGCAGGGCTGCAACAGGGTTAACGGCTATGCACCTTCCCTTAGCGAAGCCTTGGCAATTGCCGTCCGGATGCTCGAAAGCCACTTGAGTTACATCCAAAGCAGGCAGGGCTAGTGCAGCGTCCCATTCAGGGCTTGGAGCATCTTGAGCGTAGTCTGCGCCCTCGGTTTGATCGAGCACAAACCAATTGTTCTTGAGCACGAAAGCCTGAAAACATTCGCCCGTTTTCTCGCCCTGAGCATCTTTTTTATTGATGGTGACGGGCATACACAATTGGATAGCCTTAGACCCTTTTTGCACATTGCGCCCCAAGGCTTGCCAGCGCTTAAACGTAGCGATAGGCCCGACAGGGATATTGCGCCCCACGCATTGGCTAAAGGCAAGCATTTGATTGCCTACGCTGTAGCGATGGAAGGCGCTGTAGGCTTGGGAAATGATACCGGGCTGATTTACAGCATCTGCCAATAGGGAAGACCAGTTAACCGTGTTTGTCATGATGGCTCCAAATAGACCCCGAAGGGCATACAGTGCAACAGCGCACCACATAGCACCCGATGGATGCTACAGGGTAGGTTGTTAGGCTGACAGGCACTCGTCGCAGAGTTTGTCGCTGTAGTCGTTCATGGCCTCCATGACATCGTCCCAGCCCTCGCCCATCGAGCAATCGGCAATGGAATCCCAGCCATCATTGCCCAAGATGATGACCGCGCAATGGGCTTTAGGCTGGTCGTCGCGCTTAAAGTACATCCGGCACTCATCGAGGTTAAAGACAAGGGCCATAGCCTCGGTCTCAGTGGAGACCCGCTCCATCTGCTCCCCGTCCCAGATTTTGGTGAGCTTGTAGCCGTGAGCCTTGGCCACACGGATGAGCTTGCGGATGACGCGCTTCTCGATTGCGATGCGTTGTGCGATGTTCATGATTAGGCCTCCACTGCCAGATTGGCCAAGACTTTGGCAAACAGACTCTGGAAAGATTGCAGTAGGATGCCGCGATTGCTGCTGTCGGCAACCATGTAGGCATCACCGATATGAGCAGCAAACGAGCCGTAGCGGCCTGAGGACATGGCCCGAGCGGCCTTGTGTGCGTGAGTAGCATTCATGTTGACTCCTGAATAGACCCCTGAGGGCATTGGTTAGAGAGGACAAAAATCTGACCCTCTCACATATAGTGCATAACAGAATCGTGCCAGTTCGCGTAAGTCGTTGATTTACAAGACCACTCCAAAACCCTAATGTATGGAATTACAGTATGTTTAGACCGCTATACTAGGGTTTCCACCTAGATTACCAGGGAGATAGATCACATGGCCAGACCATGCAAGCAAAACACCACTTGGCTGCTCAGGAAGCTCACACCAGCCCATAGAACGATTCTCCTGGCAGCAGGCAAGGGTGACCTCACCAAAGGCTTCGAGGCCGTCCTAGACCTCTATGCACAGCTACACAATGCCGGTTACAGAGAGGGCAAGGGCCTCAATCCGTCTGACTTCATTATGAATGAGAATGATTCTCAAGTAGCAGGATGACCCCTGAAGAAGCACCTTCTGCCCCTCTCGCTCAGATGAGAATGATTCTCAATACTCATGCACCAAGCGCATAACCCTATCAGTAGAAACCCTATTAGGGTTTACACTGTGCGGGTTTGCCCGGATGTGTGATAGGGGGGGGAGGGGTGTGGTCGTGGTGAAAAATTTGCGGGTGCCCCACTCCCGCCGAAAAAGTCAAATTTGACCTATACGCGATGTTGTGCGCGTGGTGGGAATTGGTTGATTTGTATAGCCAGAAACGTACAGACGTACGAAGGCAGTCGTAGCAATTCTCATGGTCTTGAGAATCCACTGACTAGGTGGTGGGTGTCGTTTAGCGGTTCTGGGGAGTTAGTCCAGAGGTGACATCAGGCCGTATTACTGAGGGTGTTCCTCAATGCGTACCATCTTGTAGTCACCGCCCCTGTCTTCCTGGTGAGGTTGTTTACTGCTCTTCGCAGTTGGGGCTTCCGTATATCTTATGCCTTTAAGGGTGCGACTGCCACACCCGACATCCCTTTGACTCTTAACGCCAGTCGGTCGAATCCTTGTTCGACTTGCCCATGTTACACGCTTCACATAGCACTTGCAAGTTACTCTCGTCCAGCTCTAGCTCTGGAAACAGTGATCGTGGCTTGATGTGGTCAACGTGAATATAACCACCAACTTCTCCACAGCATTGACATTTCTTGCCCAGCTTTACAAGAACGCTGTACCTGAGTTCGCGCCATTCCCTGGTCTTGTAAAAAAGCGCCCCCATGCCAGTTCTGTAGGCTGGGATTGGCTGAAATACCGGACGAGGCTTAGGTTGGCTTTTCTTGGCTATGGCATATCCAATTTGGGATGCCTTCTTCTGGATAAGATCCTTGATCACTTGGCTGCTTAGTGCCATCTGCTCCAGCTTTTTCTTAGCCTTTTCTGCTCGTTTTTTACGCATGGACTTAACAGCCCTCATGCCTGCTTTGCTGTAAATCGCCATGAAAAAAGCCCTTTAGGGGTGGCATAGTCGCACCCAGCGAGTAGTCTCGCCGGCTATACCACTTCTAAAAGGCTTTACTTGGTGCGAACAAGTAGGGTAATTTTATCAAGACTTGTTATTGACAGCTAGACGCTAGTTTCCTATACAATGAACTGATGGTGTATAGAGTACCTGCTGTTTTGCCAAAGACTGAGTTCCAGAGGGTCAAGGAACTTAAGAAGATGCTGGTTGAAAGCAAGGGTGAGGCTGTTGTCAAGAAAGTCATTGACATTGCCTTGAATGACGATCATCCTATGCAGATGGCCGCTTTGAAACTGTGCATGGAACGTGCTTTGCCTGTCAGCCTGTTTGAGAAGACCTCTGCCCAGCGCAATGCTGTCAACATCACCATCTCTGGCATCGGTGTCGAGGTGAAACAAGATCAGATCGTTGATGACCAAGATATTGAGGACGTTGAACCCAAATGAACTGGCTGATCACACTGCATAAGCAAAGCCACCTGGAAACTAAGCAGGTCTTAGTCAGCGCTAAGAATGTTCACTACGCTGTGAAGGCGCTAATGGCAGAGTACCCCGAATACTCTAGTGCCGACAAGATTACGATCTGTCCGTCTGAGATCATCAATTTCAAGCCAGACGATGAGTGATCTGAACTTCTCTCTCCTGCCCTGGCAGCAAGATGTCTATACAGACCCAACCAGGTTTAAGGTAATCGCTGCTGGCCGTAGGTGCGGGAAGTCTCGACTCGCAGCAACCATGCTGATCATCGAGGGACTTAGATGCCCACAGGGTTCTGCCGTGCTGTACGTCAGCCCGACGATGGGGCAGTCGCGGCAGATCATCTGGGACTTGCTGCTAGACCTCGGGCGCGAGGTGATCCAGTCGAGCCACGTCAACAACCTGGACATCACGCTGATCAACGGCGCCAGGATTTACGTCAGGGGCGCGGATCGCCCCGACACGCTACGGGGTGTGTCGCTGACCTACGCCGTGCTTGACGAGGTGGCCGACATCAAGCCGGAGGCGTGGGAGCAGGTTATCCGCGCCAGCTTGTCAGACAAGAAGGGCCGGGCGATGTTCATCGGCACGCCCAAAGGTAGAAACTGGTTCCACGACCTGTGGAAGCTAGGGCAGCAAGATGACCCGGATTGGAAG